GAACAGCCGGGATAGTCACGGGGCCGACACTCCCCTGACACGCAGAAAAGCCCGCCCTATCCTGACAGTGCCACTGACAGATAGGACGGGCTCAATCCATGGACGAGATTACCAGCATCGGCCCCCGCCTCCGGCGCCTGCGCACCGACCACGGCATGACCCAGACCGAACTCGCCGACCGCAGCAGCGTGTCAGTCGAACTCATCTCCAAGCTGGAGCGCGGCGCCCGCCAGACCGCGAAACTCTCCAGCCTCACCAAGATCGCCCGCGGTCTCGACGAGGACCTGTCTGTCCTCGTCGGAAAATCGAACCGGGTGAAGCGTGTCGGTGAGGCTGGGGTGCTCGCGGTGCGCGACGCCGTCAGCGACCCCGCCCTGCTGCCCGGCCTGGACGCCGACGATGACGGCGAGCCCACCGACCCCGCCGACCTGTGGGCCCAGGTCGAGCGCGCCTACGGCGCCTACTTCGCCGGCCATTTCGGAGCACTCGCCTCCACCCTGCCCCACCTGCTCAGCGAGTGCCGCATCACCCGCGCTGCCCTGGGGCCCGGCCCGGTGGCGGCCGCCTATGCGCATGCTTACCAGCTCGCCGCGTGCCTGATGATCCACACCGGCAAGGACGACGCGTCCCTGTTGGCCTCCGAGCGCGGCATCCACGCCGCCGCCGAGGGCGAGGACGAGTTCCGGCTGGCGACCCTGTATGGCACCTACACGTGGATTCTGCTGCGGATGGGTCGCCATTCCCAGGCGGAAGCACTAGCGGTGCGCACGGCCGAGTCGATCGAACCGTCGTGGTCGACCAGGAACCCCCGACAGCTGACCGCGTGGGGTGGGCAGCTGCTGCACGCCGCCGTGGTCGCGGGCGCGGCCGAGCGCCACGATGATGCCCAGCAGTACCTGGCCCAAGCGAAGGCGGGCGCAGACTTGATGGGTGAAGACCGCCACGACTACTGGGTCAGCTTCGGTCCCACCTCGGTGGCGATGCAGGAGGCGCACGTGTGGACGGCGGCCGACCAGCCGACCAGGGTGCTGCAAGCCTCGGAACGGGTCGACCCCCGAGCGCTCTTCCCGATCAGCTATGCGCGGCACAGCTTGAATGAGGCGGCGGCGCTGGAGCGGCGGCGGAACGTGGATGAGGCGATCGCGGTCGCCGATCGCGCCTTCCAGATCTCTCCGGAGTGGTTCCGCCACCAGCGCTTCGCCGGGTCGGTCGTGACTGACCTGACCTCGCGCAAGACCCAGCTGCCTGCGGCGCTACGGCGCATGGCCCAGGCCTGTACGGAAGGGCAGGGCATGCAGGCCAACGAATAGGACTGTCCCGTACAGGCTGTACGAGCCATGACACGGAAAACGGCCGACCCGCACACCGTGTACGGGTCGGCCGTCGTATGGGGCCGAAAACCGTACAGGGCGTACCTGGAGGCTCCCCCTGGCTCCCCGTAGCGTCATCGTCACCCCGACGACCAGGGAGGACGCATGACGATCCGCCAGGAGCGACGCCACACCCTCCACACATGGCCCGGCGAAACCGACGACGAGACCGCGCTGCGGCACCTGCGCGCCCGCTACGACGACCACCTCATCTGGCGCGCCACCCGCGAGGACATGACCCCGGGTGACTGGTGCGCCCAGCGCGTCGCCGACGGTAAAGCGTTCACCGCCAGCAGTCCCGAGGAGCTGCGGGAGCTGTTGGAGGAGGCGCGGTAGGCCATGGCATTCTCCGACGACCCGCTGCTCGACGAGGTCCGCGCGAAGTACGGCGCCGACTGGCGCATCACCCGCGAGCCCGGCGGGCGCCTGCGCGCCGTCCACCGCGAGGAGAAGCGCGACATGACCCGCGAGCGCGCGTTGATCTTCACTGAGCTGACCGCCTGGCAGGTCGAGCAGCTGTCCGCCGCTCTTTTCGTCCAGCAGGCGCTCCGAGCGGGCGAAGCACAGGCAGCCGACGAGCAGGCGGTGGAGCCCCGGTGACCACCGACCTCACCGCGACCGAGCAGAAGGCGCTGGAAGCCGACTACCCCGGGTGGCGGATCAGCGTCGGGTGGATCACCGGTGGCCTGTACTGCGTCGCCGAGCGCCGTGTCCCGCTGCTTGGGCCTCCCCAAGCAACGCCTGGCCTGTACGACCGGGTGACCGCGATCGGCCTCGGGGCGCTCCGCCGCGCCCTGGAGGGGCAGGCCCGCATCGCGGCCCATCTGGGCCTCTAGTCCGGCTGCGCGCCGCGGGTGGCCCAGCCTGGTGACGGCGCGCAGCCCCACCCCCGCCCCACCTGCTGCAGTAGACCGCGGCGCTTCCCCACGGGGCGGGGGTCGCCGTACCCGCTGGCAGCGGGTACGGCGGAAGGCACTCCCGACTCAAGGAAAGACCCATGGATAAAGACGACCTCAACAGCCAGGTCGACGCTGAGATCGCAGGGCTCGTCCGCGACCTGACCTCGTCCGACGAGGCCACGCGCGCCGACGCAGCCGAGAAAGCGCACCTCGCCGAAAAACTCCTCAAGGGCATCGACCGCAAGAAGAAGTAGGGGCCTGCGTCCTCTCTGGCCCCGACACGCAGTTCGCGTAGGCGCGGACGCGTCTGAGAGCAGACCCCGCCCTTCACCTTTGGTGCTTCCCCAGGGCGGGGGCTTTCTGCCGTCCCCGCGTGAGCATGCACCGTCGAATTGACGCTTACTAAAGGTTCCATAGACGGCACTGCGGGCAGCACGCCAGCGATGACTCGACGACACGAGGAGCACTATGATCGCCAAGCTGTCCGAAATGGGCGTCACCTCAGAGATGGCCTACGCCGCGGGAACCGCGTCAATCGGGCTCAGCGTGCTGACCTGGCTGGTTTCCAAAAAGACGGAAGAGGCCGGTATCGCCCGAGCCGACCGGTGGGGGATTTTCGTGGGGCAGTGGGCCCCGACGTTCTTCGCGCTCGGCGTCGCGCTGCGGCTGGAGGAGAACAAGTTCTGACTGTCAGGTAGTCGCTGGACGCGGAGAGCCACGCACCTTTTACCCCCATTTCGTGGCGTTTTGCCTGGTTAGGGCGATGATGGTGGTGATCGCTAGGGGGTGGCGATGGCCAGCACAGTATGGAAAGGCACGCTCAGCGTGGGGCTGCTCGCGCTCGGTATCCGGCTCTACAGTGCGCGTGAGCGACACGGGCCGACCATGCACCAATTCGTCCGCGGATCGACGAGCAGGGTGCGCTACCGGCGTATCGACGAGGCCTCGGGCAAGGAAGTCGCCGACAGCGACATCGTCAAAGGCGCCCAGGTGGACGGGTCGGACGAATACGTGGTGATCGAACCCGTGGAACTGGAGCGCATCGCCCCTGGCCGCACGAAAACCATGGAAATCACTCGGTTCATCCCCAGAGATGCTGTGGCGCCACTGTGGTACGCCACCACCTACTACATGGGGCCGCTGGACAAAGCCGCCGCCAAGCCATACAGGTTGCTTTGTGCAGCGCTGGAACGCACAGGCCGACTCGGCTTGGCGACGATGGTGATGCGCGACCGGGAACATCTGGTCCTTGTCGGCCCCCAGGCCGGCGTGTTGACCGCCGCAACCTTGTGGTGGCCGGATGAGATCCGCGCCCCTGAGGACGTCATGCCGCCGATCCCGCAGGAGCCGGAGTTGGCCGACCGCGACCTGACTCTGGCTGAGCAGCTAGTGGAAGCGATGGCCGAGGACTGGGCGCCGGAGGAGTACGAGGACACCTACCAGGCGCGGCTGGAGGAGCTGATAGCCGCCAAGGCCAAGGGCCAGACCATCACCTACGGAGAGGAGCCCGCCGCACCCCCGGGCACGGTCGTGGAGCTGACCGACGCGCTCCGGCAGACCCTGGAGGCGCGCCGGGGGAAGAAGAAGAGGGCGCCGAAACCCCGCGCGCCTTCGGGCTCATCGCCCAAGTCCGGTGCGACGAAGAAGGAGCTGCTGGAGAAAGCGCAGCAGCTTGGCGTGCCGGGGCGCTCGAAGATGTCCAAGGACGAGCTCGTGGCCGCGATCGAGGAGCGCTCCTCAGCCTGACCGGCGCTCGATATCCAACCCCTGGGGCACCTCGTCCACCGACAGGTCCGGGCGAACTCGGACGTACCGCACCGAGTGGCGCCACCTCCCGGCCGCGACTCCGGTGTCGGGGGCAACCTCCACCACCACGTCCGGGGTGACGCGGGTGTAGGGGGCCGCACGGGAGGGGCCGAGGGCGGGCGCGTTTCCGCCGGGCCACGGGTGGCCGCTGCTGGCCTCCTCCAGCAGCGGCGCGAGATCCCTCTGCTGGGGCGGGGAGAGCGGGGAGGTGCGACCAACGATCCGCAGCTCCCCCGTCTCCGGGTCGTGGCGGCCCAGCACGAGCGCGGTCGGCGCCTCCACGCTCCCCACCACCGCGCCGACGATCGCCTCGGTGGTTTGCAGGTTTTTGTACTTGTACCAGGCGCGTTTGCCCGGCCGGTAGGGCTCACGGGAATCTTTGATGATCAGCCCCTCGATGCCGACGTCCGTCAGGTGCTCATACCAGTCGCGGGCCTCATCGGGGTCCGCGGTCTGCCACGCCAGGTCCAGGTGGGGGTCGTGATCGGCGGCGAACAGGGCTTCGAGGCGCTGGCGCCGGTCGCGCAGAGGCTGGTGCCAGATCTCTTCACCGTCTTCTCGGAGCAGGTCGAAGGCCACGAAATGCGCGGGTTGGGTTCGCGCGAGGCCGCGTGCCCGCCGCGGACTGGCGGTGTTGCGGCGCAACAGGGCATCGAAACTTAGCCGACCGTCACGCCAACACACGATCTCGCCGTCTAGCAACAACCCGTCGGGAAGGGTGTCGAGGGCGGCCACCAGCTCCGGCCACCGCTGGTTGGTGATGTATCCGGACTTCGACACAATCCGCGTCGGCCCGGTTGTCACCCTTGTACGGAACCCGTCCCATTTCGGCTCATAGACCAGGTGGTCGCCGACCGGCATTGCAGTGACGGTCTTCGCGAGCATGCGTTCCGGGACCACACCAGCCTCATTCCCTTATTCGGCGCGCGGGTGTGGTTTACGTCGGTAAAACTCCTCCCCGGGCCGCCTGGGGTATTAGGCGGGATTTTTGCATGTCATGAGCCCAACCCACCGGCGGGTTGTGGCGCGCATCGCCCAGGAGGTCCCCGGGCTGGTGATCGTCAGCCCTGGCGAGGCGTGATCAGAATGCGTCGCGTTCGCGAGATCACCGTGATCCAGCGGCGCACTATGGAACACCACGCGCTCCAGCTGGGCATGACCCCTCACCAGGCACAATAGGTGGCATGCCCAGCCCGCTGACCCGTGTCCCGCCCGTCGTGAACTACCGCGGCGCCGGGTACGCCTACCTCCTGGCCTGGGTGCGCACCACGGGCGGGATCCTCGCGCGGATCACCTGGGTCGAGACCTACACCGGTGAGCACGGGCAGCAATGGCGGTGGGAAGTCGCCGAAGTGCCGACGGACAAGGTCGAGCAGGTGCGAGGGCAGATCTACAGCTCGGTGCCCGTCGAGCACCGAGCCGAGACGCCCGAGGAGAAGCCCGAGCGGCCCGTGTCCTGGCGAAAACGGCGGCACTGACCCGGACCCGCACACGCGAAAACGCCCCGTCCACCAGCAGGTGGACGGGGCACGCCCAGGAGGACCAGCAGAGCCAGGCGCAGAGATCATGCAGCGAACATCGGCACCCCCACCCCGGTGAACCCGGTTGATTCGGGGAGGGCAACCGGCCCGATCGAGTCTCCGGATGAGGAGAGCGCGACCTCGTCCCACCACACGCCGCCGGTGCCGTACCGCTCCCACCACCACTGGGTGACTGCGTCGGTCGCGACGGTGCCAGTTGCCGATGCGTCCGGTGCACCGGTGGACTGCGGGTCAGCCGCCCACACCTCCAGGTGACCAGTGGAGCCGACCCTGCGCAGCTCGACGCGCACCCACGTGTCGGCCGGCACGGCGCCGGAGACGAGACTGAGCCCGGCCCAGTCGATACCGCCGCCCGAGGTGAGGACAGCGCCGCCGATGTCGTTGGCCCACGCGATGTGTCCGGACTCTGCGGAGCCGTCGCGGCGCAGGTACCCGCGAGCTGCGAAGTCGTTGAGGCTGCTGCGTGGGTACCAGGCCACCCCGGTGCCGGTGGTGAACCCGGATCCGAATCGGATGCTGCCGCCCCCCGTGTAGGCGGTGTCCTGGTAGAGAAGGCCGGTGTCGACCGCGCCCCACGCATCCCCATGAGCGCCGGAGTTCGCGACGGTGACGGCCGTGTCATGCGCCCCGTCTGCTGAATTGACTAGTGGTGTGGGGGCTACCGGGCCGATCTCATCGGCGGTGTCGGCCAGCGCCCACTGGTCGCACCAGATCGCATCGCCCTGGTGCTCCAGCCACCACTGGGTGATGGTGGACCCGTCCACCGTGGCGGAGGTTTCGGCGTCAGGCGGCCCGATGCTTTCGGGGGCGGTGGACCACACGGCCAGCGTCCCGGTCGTGGCGGAGCGAGTGAATTCAACCCTGCACCAGGTGTCGGCGGGGAGCGCGTCCTCCAGGAGCAGCACCCCGGTTCCCAGGTCGCCCCCGGCGCCGATGCTCGCGGAGCCTATCGCGTTGTTCCACCACACGTTGCCGGACTCGGCGGAGGCGGACCGCTTGACGTAGACGCGCAGAGCGCAGTCGCCGAGGCTGAGCCCGGTCCAGGCCAGGCCGTGGGACGCGGAGGGCTCGTCGAGCCGGAGCGATGCGGCGCCCTCATAGGCGCCGTCGGCGTCGTAGGTGACCCCGCCCGAGTCGACGACATCGAACGCATCACCGTGGTTTCCACTGTTGGCGACGGTGACGGCGGTCTCGTCGGGACCATCGAAGGAGTTCTGCCGGATGACCGCCATCAGCTACACCACCCGCACCGACACGGTGATCGCCTCGGCCGCGTCATCCCCGACCGTGGGCACCACCGTCAGGTAGGAGCCCGACGCGAACGTGGCGGAGCCCGTCGGTGACACCGTGCCCGACGTGTTGGCGCCCACCGGGATCGAGGGCCGGTCCGCCGCAGCAGCGAACACCGAGGTGCCGTCCACCTGGACGTCGAACTCCATCTCATTCGTGCTCGGTGCGGTGTCGACGCTCGCGTGCACCGACTGGACTGTCTGAGAAGCACCGCTGATGTTGTAGGCGCGGTGCGGCGGCGGAGGCGAGGCAGCCTCGGCCACCGTCACTGTCGCCGCGGAGAACCTGACCGTCTCCGGGACCTGGGAGCCGACCCCGCCGGACTCCAGCGTGGTGACGCGGGTATCCAGGTCGGCAATGTCGTCGCCCAGGTCGGTGGCGATCACGGCATACCGGGTGGCCGAACCATCCGAGCTCGCTGATCCCCACAGCTTGCGGACCCCGTCCGGACCGTTGAACTGGGGGATGTTGCCGTCGGCGTCGGCGGTCAGCGTCGCGATCGGGTCCCCGGTCGCCGGGTCGGTGATGTCCGTGATCTGGGTGCCGCCGGTGCGGGCATCCCACAGGGTGACCTCCTGGCCGGGCAGCATCACCGGCACGTAGCCGGTGACGACATCGTCCTCAGTGATCGCCTCCCCGGTGACCATGACCCAGTCCGACCGGGTGGCCCCGAACGGGTGACGCGCCATCCTGCCCCCTAAGCGGTGTCGAAGCTGGCGTCGAGCCCCACGAAGGTCCCGACCGTGTTCTGCGGGATCACGTCACCGTTGGCGTCGACCTCCAGGCGGCACAGGTCCGGCGGCGACCCGCCGGAGGAGATCGCCGCGACCACGAAATCGGCCGGCGGCCGGAACCCGCTCGGCAGGGTAAAGGCGACGGTGCCAGCCGTGCCACCGTCGATCGTGCCTCGGATCCACACCCGCCCAGACAAGTCCTTGCGGTATTCGGCCACCTGCCAGGTCCCGCCGAAGTTCACCCAGGAGTTCACCAGGGTGGGGGCGGTCCACCGGTCGGTGGTGTCGTCCTCGATGTCGCCGGTGGTGCCGGAGTCGGTGAGGTCGTTGTCGCCGCGGCGGATCTCGGAGCAGGTGCTCGTGACGGACAGGCCGAAGGCAGCCTCGTTCCCGCTGCCCCTCCGGCGGACCTTGTTGCCCTCGATGAGTACGTCGACGGCGCTGCTGCTGATGCGGATGCCGTAGTTCGCGAGGTCAGTGCCGCGCGACGAGCCGACCAGGACGTTGCCGAGCAGCTCTGTGTCGTTGCCGCCCAGCAGGTGGATGCCGTTCAGCCCCGCGTCATTGACGCGGTTGGTGGCCACCAGGACGTGCTGCCCGCCGGTGCGGTTGTCCACGGTGACCCCCGACCCGTCCGGGGTGTCGATGGTGTTGGTACTGATCTGGACGTGCTCCAGCACCAGCGTGGAGACACCGGTCCCCCCGCTGCCCGTCGCCGTGTTGGATGCGATGACGGCTTCGTCGAGGTATTCGGCACGGATCCCGTTCTGCCCGCTACCGACGCCGTCGATGACGTTGCCGGTCACGGTGGCGCGGCGCACGTGCCCCGTCGCCTCGCCCTGCACCCGCATGCCCTCATCGTGGGTGCCGGTGGTGCCGGTGACGAGGTTGTCGGCGATGACGATGCGACTGGAAGGCTGGGAGGCGCCGGTGTCGGAGCCGGTGGTGTCCTGCCGGTGGGAGGCGATCGAGGAGTCCAGGCTGCGCACCCAGATCCCGGCGCCGCAGTCCTCGATGGTGTTGCCCGTGATGATGGCGTCGTCCCATACGTAGCCCCCGACGGCGTACTCCAGGGTGTCGACGATGCGGTTGCCGATGACGCGGATTCCGGTGTGCCACACGGTCGCCGTCGCGGAGTGCGATCCGACGCCGCGGCCCCACGAGGTGGTGCCCGCGGTACCGGAGGGGCCGACGGTGCAGCTCTGCACGACGATGTCCTCGCACGGGGTGTGGTCGTAGGGGCCGAACCCGCCGAAGACGCTGCTGGACTTGGCGAGGTCGACCTGGAACGCCTCGCTGAAGCTCCGGGCACCGGTGTCGATGAACCCGAGCGCTGCGACGTTGAGGATCCGCCCACGCTTCGTCGAGTTCAGCTCGATGGCGTGGAATCCGGGCACATCGAGGATGGTCGTGTTCCGGATGGTGACGTTCTCGGCGTGCCCGATGCTGATGGCCATGTTGTTTCCGGTGACCACGGTGCCGTTGGCGTCCCACGTGCCGCCCTCGATCACCAGGTCGCCGTGCCCGGTGTAGCCTCCGAAGTTCTGGGCGGCGTCGCCGTTGAGGAGCATCGTGCCGGAGGCGTCGCGGCGGATGACCGCGTCCGGGGCGAGCCAGAGGTGCGTGCTGCCGTAGATCCGCAGCGGCCCGGTCTGGATGGAGTAGGTGCCGCCGGGCACGTAGACCGTGCCGCCACCGTCGGTCTGCACCTGATCCAGGGCCGCCTGGATCGCCGCGGTGTCGTCGGTGGAGCCGTCCCCGGTTGCACCGTAGGCCGCGTCGGTGACCACGTGCCAGCCGTCCATCGACGGCTGGGCCTCCAGGGTGGTGATGCGGGTGCCGTGGTCGCTGACGGTGGTGTCCAACGCGTCCAACTCCGCAGTGACGTCGGCGAAGGAGTCACCGACGTCGACGGCGGTCATCGCATACCGGGTCGCCGACCCGTCCACCGACGCGGACCCCCACAGGTAGGTCACCCCGTCCGGGCCCAGGAACGCCGGGATGTTGCCTGCCCCATCGCTGGTGATGGAGGACCCCAGTGGGTCGCCGGTGCCGGGGTCCTGCAGGTCGGTGATCTGGGTGCCGCCGGTCTCCGCACCCCAGAACGTGACCGCCTCGTTGGGCAGCAGGTTGGGGATGTACGCGACGACGGTCTCCCCGGCCTGGATCGCCTCCCCGGGCTCCATCACCCAATCGGCGCGGTTGCCACCGAACCGGTGCCTCACCGGGAACGATCCTTACGGGCGCCCTCCAGGCGCCGCTGGGCGTAGGCCACCACCGCGCCGAGCACCGCCGTGCCGACCACCGCGCTGAGGGTGGGCCAGTCCACCGCCTCACCGGCGGTCAGGGTGTCGGCCACCGCTCCGGCGGCAGCGACGAGGACGACCGACACGACACCGGCCAGCGCGTTCTGCAGGACGGTGCGCAGCGACCGATCTTTGGCATCGGTCTTCGTCTCAAGGGTTGCGGGCATGATGGGTCTCCTGTCTGCTCGATGGACCACGGCGGCCTCCTGAGGCGACTAGCCCTGGCGTCGGGCGACGGCGGCCATGAGCTGGGCATACGCCCAGCCGGTCACGGTGTCGCCCCACCCGTCCTTGGCTTCGCTGCCGACGCTGCGCCGCACCGCCAGCAGAGCCGATGCGGTCTCGTCGCCGTAGTCGCCGTCCGCCCCGTACTGGGGCAGCGCGCCGCCCGCGTAGAGGATGAGCGCCTGCAGCGCTAGCACGTGCTCGCCGGTGTCGCCCTTCTTGAGTCCGATCACGTCGTCGCCTCCTGCTGCGGTGGTGCCGTCGGTGGGCATGCCGTCGCGGACCCACTGGTAGAGGTCATCGCCAGGGCATGAGGTCGAGTTGAGGTCGCGGTGCCCGCTTCGGGGCAGCGCCCGCCCCGCCCGGCGGTCGGCCTCGTCGCAGATCGCGCGGATCGCGCGTTTGGCGGCGGGGGTCGCGTCGCCGTCGGACCCGATGAAGCACACCCCGATATGGCTGGTGTTGTAGGGGGCGGCGTGGGCTCCGATCACCAGCCAGCCGCGCCCTTCATAGGCGTTGCCCAGGGTGTCGACGAGGAAGTTGTAGCCGATGTCGGACCATCCGTTGGAATCCATGTGGAAGTCCTGGATCTGCCGGGGCGTCTGGGTGGGCGATCCGAACGAGTAGTGCACCGTGACGCCCGTGCGGGCATCCCAGCTGGTGGTCGCGCGTGCGCGCGGCGATCTCGCGCCCCACGCGGACCGCGAAATGATGGTGACCATCACTGTCCTCCTGTGCTCGTCATGGGGCGGCGGTGGTGCAGGTCCATGCGCCGGTGGGTGGTGTGGGCGGGGTGCAGTACACGGTGTCGGGGGCCTCGCCGTCCTGGCCGTCCTCCCCTGGCGGCCCGGAGGGTCCCGGCGGTCCGGGAGGTCCGGAGGGGCCGCTCGGGCCGGGCTCACCGGGCTCCCCGCGCGACCCGGGGCCTCCCGCAGGACCGGACGGCCCCAGGCTTCCGGGCTCACCCGGAGCCCCCGGCGGCCCGGATGCTCCTGGTTCACCGGGCTCGCCCACTCCCTCCTCACCCTCAGGCCCCCGGGGGCCACGCGGCCCCGGCGACCCCCCAGAGCCGGGTGGGCCTGAGGGGCCCGGCGGTCCGGACGGAGCCACCGACGGCACCGGAACCGGCGTTCCACCCAGGCCCTCGACCTGCTCGGATAGCGCCTCACGGTGCGCCTCGGCCTCACTGAGCCGCTCCGACTGATGAGCGATCGCCCCGATGACCAGGGCCAGCGCGGTCACGATCGCCAGAAGTAGCAGGACGAAGGCTGCCCCCCGGAGACCGACGCGGTGTCGCCCGGTCATGGCCCACCCCCGCCCAGCACCACCGCGAGCACGATCCCGACGACAATTGGGGCGATGAACGACGTGAGCGCGGTCAGCAGCGCCTTGCGCGTGGTCTCACGCGCGGTGGCCAGCTCGGTCTCCAGCCGTGCGATGCGCACCAGGTCCGCATCCCGCCGGGCCTCGTAGACCTCTTTCAGGACGTACTGGTCGAGGCGACTGTTGAGGGCCTGGATGTCGGCGGACAGCTCGCGGTACCCGGCCTGGATGGTGCGCTGCAGCTCCCACAGAGTCGGCTCATCGGGCACAGTCACCGCCTAACAGTCAGCATCTACACGTCGAAGAAGACTCCGTCCAGATACATCCACTCCGGCGTGTAGCCCGTGAGTATGCCCACGTAGATCTCGCCAGGTTGGAAAGATGTGGCGTTGACGCTGGCGATCGACAGGCGGATGGTCGCGGCGGTGTCGCCCTGCAGCTCCGCCCCGACCACCTGGCGGGTCCAGGCGGCCGGGCGCGCGCCCGATGGCATGCGGGCGACGACTGAGTTGTTCGATATCGCACCGCTGCTCCTCGCCAACGACCCGCGCAGCTCCACCCGCGTGGGCGACAGGAAACGGTAGCTCGGGGAGTGACCCTCGGGGGTGTGGTTGACGTAGCCGGTCGTCAACGGGATCGGCGTCCACGACGTCGGGAAACCGGGGTCGGCCTGCGTCGCCCACGCCGCCCCGTCGTGAATGATGGTGCGGCCGGTGTCCAGCTCATAGGCACGGTGCCCCACTGGCGGGTTAACCGGGCGGGCTGAGGAATTGCACAGGATGTCGCCCAGCGGGTTGAGGAACGTCCTGTCGTCGGCAAAATCGATGATCGAGCCGCTGTTGCCGTTGCGGCGGAACCGGGCGATGGGCAGTTCCCAGACGGTGTCGGTCTGGGTCACCGCAGGGAGCTGTGGGGAGGAGGCAGCGGTCCCTTCGAGGATCGCACCCACCGCGGTGCGCGCGCCGACGTCATGGCGCACCACCACCCGGTAGAGCTTCGGCAGCGAGCTGGTGTTGTCCGGGGCCGACACGGTGTCCTGGGCGTCCAACTCCACCGAATAGCCGTTGAGCTGGGCACGGCCCGGCTGGATCGTCACACCGGAGGAGTCAGCTAACGGCGCGGCTTTCAGCGCATCGGTCGCACCACCGCCGGAGTAGCGATCCACCCCGTGCTGGGTCGCCGCCTCCAGCGTCCACCGGAACTGGCCCTCGTTGACCTCCTGCGGGGTCACCCCGTCCGGCAAGAAATCGTGCGGCCACGCGGTCCACGCCACTATTGGCTCCTCTCCAGAGCGGACACGGCACGCTGCAGGCGCGCGAGTTCCTTGTCCTGCCGGGTCTCATACGGGCCGGTCGTCCAGCCGACGGCGGGGGCGATCCGCACCTCACCGGAGTCGGCATCGGCCGAGATCCGCACACTGGTCACGATGTCGGTGAACGCGGTGGCGGCTTCGGGGACGATGGTGACGCGGTCACCGAGCTGGTAGTCGGTGCTGTAGGCCAGACGCGCGGTGTCGACCAGCTCGGCCTCGATGATTCCCAGCCGTTTGCCGTCCTCCAGGGCCTCGTCGCCCGCCTGATCCATCTCCAAAGTGTTGGAGGTGTGGCGCTGGTCGACGAACACTGCGGAGTGCATGCGCCACGCGTTCGCGGCCGTGGAATCCCGGCGCTCGCGGAACACTCTCAAGGTGCCTTCGCCTTCGCCGCCGACAACCGCGTGGGTGACCTCGGGCATCCCATCGGACCAACGTGCGCGCCTCAAGTTGCCCAACTCGAACGAGAACACCGCGCTGCCGGACAGGTCCTGCGGGTCGATCACGTCGAACACAAGTTGTTGAGAATCGTTCTGGGAGCAGGTGACCCCGAGGCCGCCGTGGATCCCGCGGATCACATCGAGCAACGGCTCGAATCGCGCCGAATACTCCACGGTCGCGCCGCGGGCGAGGTCTGCACCGACGACGACCTCGCGCACGTTCGGCGCCGCAGCATCGGCCCGGTCCACGTCACGGCCGACTCCCACATTGGCGGACACGTAGCCCTTGATGACGGTCTCCGCCACACCGGACCGGGAGTCGCGCGCGGAGGCGCCCTGGTTGGTGACCGGCTCGGTTGGCACCGGCCACGCCAGCTCTGAGGCGACGATCGCGAGGTCGTCGGCGCCGGTGATGGACACCGTCCCCACGCCGGACCCCTGGTCGTTGGCGGCGCGCTCGCGTTCGATGTCCTCAATGCTCCCGGACAGGATCTGCTGGCCGTCGAGGAGCACCAGGACACCCCAGCCCTGCGAGCACTTCTCCAGGACGTTCTCGGTGGCCGGCAGGTCGATCGTGAAGCTGTCGACGGCAAGCCAATTCAATGCCACCTCAGCGCGGGCGTAGGGCAGGTACCCACGTATCACCAGGTCCGGATCGCGGCTGAGCACCTCGACCCGGCGCACCGAGACCACGTCACCACCCCGCCCGGTAGCGCGGCCGGTAGGTCAGCCGCACCTGCGATCCCTCATCCGCGCCGGTCATCGTGATCTGCAGGGAGGTCTCACCGGGCGGCAGGAGGAAGAGTTCGGGGAATCCGGCGAAGTTCGGCCACCAGTCGGTCCCCCCGCCGCTGACGGCGGTGAGCCCGGTCTCCGGGGCGATGTCCGGTGGCCGGGTGTCCACAGTGACGACCTCGCCGATGCCCAGCGCGGTGTCGAACCCCCAGGACTCTCCCGTGTCCGAGTTCGTCACGACCGGTGTACCGGGACCGGTGATCTCCCAGATCGGGTATGCGTCCGCGTCGCCCGCGTTGGTGAATGTCGCACTGCCGCCCAGCTGGGAAGGGTTCACCGTGATCGGATAGATCGGGTAGAACGCGCGCGACGAAATGACAATCTTCCACGCCTGGGTCACCTCCGGCCCCTCGAAAAACGGGTCCGGCGCGTAGAACTCCAAACTGGGGTGCTCCTGGCGCGACCACATCAGGTCGTCCAGCTCCGTCTCGTGCGGGTCCAGCCCATCCTGGTAATAGGCGGTGATTTGGCGCCAGGAGCCGTCGGGCAGCTCCACCCGAAGCGTCCCCGCCGTCACCGTGGCGCCGGTTTTGTGCCGGGTGGAGGCGGTCAGGGTCCGATACGCCGCCAGGTAGGCGTCGGCGTCGCCCGCCTGCACGATCAGCGGCACTCGCATCACCCGCGGCGTGACCCGCACGTCGCGGAGCAGAGCCGTGCCGGACATGGTGCGGTCCACCACGTGCTCGGGCCGCACCGCCCCGAACCCCGACCGGCCGGTCACTGAAATGTAGGGGTCGCCGTCACTGAGCCCCAGCTCAGTACCATCCGGCGCGATCCACACGATCCTCTTGCCCGGCGCGACCGGGACCTTCGGGAACCCCGGCGGCTCCGGCGGCGCCGTCTCCGGCGGGATGTGCAGCAGCGGCACCCGGCGCCTCCTCTACCTGGCCCGGCCGATGCGGGCCGAGCGCTGGCGGCGCTCGTCGGCGCGCTGTAGATCCTGCACGGTGCTGTATCCGGGGACGTGGTGGATGTGGTACTCGGTGTGCTCCACGACCTGGGCGCCGTCGCCGCCGCGCGCTCCGCCAGGCCGGGACAGCAGCCCGTCGACGAGCCGGTCGAACGCGTCCGTCGTCGCCGGATCCAACACCCTCTCTGGGCGGCGGGTCATGTTCACCCCGTGCTCGCCGGGATACATCATGCCGCCGTCATCGAACCGGCCCGGCCGTCGGATCGCCAGCGGACTCGGGTACATCGACCGGTATCCGGCCACATCACCCGTCCGGAACGTGTGGAACAGCCTGCCCCCGCCGACGTACATCCCCACGTGCCCGCGGTGGGGGAATACCAGGTCGCCGGGGATCTGCTGGCCTGTCGGCACAGCCCTGCCGGTGTTGATCTGGTCGTAGGTGACCCGCGGGATGCGCACCCGGCCGTTGGTGCCGTGGTACCACGCGTACTGCATCAGGCTGGAGCAGTCGAAACCGCGGATCCCCGCTCCCCGCCCGAACCCCTCGGATGGGCCGCCGATCCCGCCGCCACCCCAGCTGTAGGGGGTGCCCGCCCACTTGGTGGCCTGACGCACGACCGACCCGCCGGACTCGAGGTGCTTCTTGAGCTGCTTGCCGATCTCGGAGGCCATGCCGTCAACTGTCGCCTCGATGAGCCGGAACAGGCGGATCCGGGTGTCCTCCCGGTGGTCATTGACGATCCGCGCGCTCTTGGGGAGCACCGATCCGCCGCGGGCGTAGCGCTGTACTGCTGCGTCACCGACAGCGCCGCCGCCTGCGAATCGCAGGTCTCCGGCGCGGATCAGGTCCCGGATCGCATGGATCGCCTGCTGGCCACCTGCTGCCCGCACCTCGTTGGCGGGGATGACGTGCTCATTGTTACTGAGCAGTGCCGGGATCGAATCTGAGGTCTCCGTGCCTGGCCCGAAAACCGGCCCGCCATGCGCCCGCAGAGAGATCTGCGACCCGCCGCTGCCAGCGGCCGTCTCGCCAGACGGCGAGATCGTGAAACCTCCGACGACTTTCCATTTTCCCTTGGCGTCGACTTCGATGTCCGTGTTGATGTTGTCGGGGATGTCGCGGAGCATGTCCGCATACCCCTCGGCCTCCTCTGCCGACGCCCCCATGTCACTACCGGCGGTGCGGATCTGCTCGCGCATTTTTTCCTGCGCCTTGCGGAGTTCCTTGGATGAAGCCCCCGACTCGATCATCATCGCGATGTGCTTGTTACCGGACTTCACCATCTCGTTGAGCGCGCGTTGGTTAGACCGGCCCGCCTCGGTATTCAGATCAAGCGTCGCCCCATTCGCCGCGATCGAGTCGCTTGCCGCATCCACGGCCTCCTGCCAGCGGATCTCCGCGTCGACCGCATCCAGAGCAGAGCTGGTGAGCTGTTCGACGGAGTCGCGGTAGTTGTCGGCAGCCTCCTCGGCCGTCATGTATTGACCGGTGGTCGCCTCGGTCTCTAGGGCGAGGGCCGCCTGTGCCTCGGTGGCGGAGTCCATCGTCTCGATCTGCTCGGCTAACCCACCGTTAAGGTTCTGGATCTGCTGCCACTGCTCGTCGGTCAGATCGCGCCACGTCGTACCGGTCCCGAACAACACTTCGAGCGCAGCGTTGAGGTCTTTGATGGACTGGCGCTCGTCGCTGTACTCCTCCAGTAGCCCCTGTTTGGCGAGCTGCGCCATCTGGTCGGCGGTCGCCAGCGCCTTGCGGGCCTCGCCCTCCTGGATGAGCGCCTGGGTGAGCACCCCCTCCTGGACCCCGAGTTCTTTGGACAGCTCCAGCAGCCCGGTTTCTTCCAGCTTGCGCGCTCCGAGTTGGGCGATGCTGGCGTCGATCACGCCGCCGGTCTCAGCGAGCGCGTCCGCCCACTCCTGCTCGGCGGCGATCTGGCGGGCCTTTTGGTCCAGCCACAGCCCACCTAGTGCCATGACGCCGCCGATAGCCGCACCGTAGGGGCCGGTGAGGAATGTTGCGGTAGCGCCGAGCCCGCGCTGCATGCGGGTGCCGCCGGAGGTGGCCAACTCCTGCATGTTCTCGCGCCACTCCAGCAGCTTCGGCCCTCCGGCCACCAGCGCGCCGGTTACCAACCCCAGCGCGGAGACCGTGCCGCCCACGGTGGTCACCCACCCCTGCTGGGTCTCCGACAGGGAGGAGAACGCCGTCCCATAGTCGGTGACACGCTGAGCGGCGTCACCCAGAATCGGCAGCAGCCCCTCCCCGAGGGCGATCCCCATCTCGTTGATCGAGTTCTGGGCGATCTGCACCTTCGACTCGGTCGTCTCATAGCGCTGGGCCGCCTCCTCCAACAGCGCCGTGTTCTCCTCCCAGCCCTGGTTGCCGAGTTCGAGTGACTGGGCGACGACGTCGGAGGCCCCGGCCATACGCAGCAGGGCGTCGCGGACGACGATCTCACCTAGGCCCAGCTCGGCGAGGGTGGCGGCGACGTTCTCGCCCGAGGTGTTCATTTCGTCCAGGCCACTCACGAACTGAGCGATCGCCTGCGACGGGTCGTCCCTCCACGTCTCCGTGAACTCATCAGCGCTGGTCCCAGCAACCTGCGCGAACCTCGTGAGGTTTTCGCCGGATTCGGCGACCGCGGTGTCGATGTTCAGCATCACCCGGCTGACCGCTGACCCGCCCGCCTCCGCCTCGACGCCCACAGAGCTGAGGGCGGCGGCGAACCCGAGGACGTCGCCCTCGGTCATGCCGACGGTGTTCCCGGCGCCGGCGATACGCATCGCCATCTCCAGGATCTCCGCCTCGGTCGTCGCCGAGTTGTTGCCCAGCTCGACGATCGACGCACCCAGTCGGTCAATGTCCTGCTGTGGGGTGCCCATGATGTTGGAGAATCGCGCCATCTGTTTGGCGGCGTCCTCCACGGTCATGTTGGTGGTGACGCCCATGGCGGCGATGGTGCGGGTGAACCCGATGACGTTCTCGGTTTGCACGCCGAGCTGTCCGGCGGATTCGGCGATCTGGGCGAGTTCGGTGTGGGTGGCGGGGATCTGCAGGGCCAGTCCGCGCAGCGAGTCCTCCAGCGCCTGCATCTGAGCGTCGCTGCCTTCGACGGTCTTGGTGACCCCGGCCCAGTCGGACTCCCACTGCACCGCTGCCCGCGCGGCCAGCCCCAGCCCGGCGGCGATCGCCCCACCAGCGACCATCATTCCGGTACCTAGGCGCTGCGCCGATTCGGCCGCGCGGGCGGAGCGCGCCTCCACCTCGGCCAGCGTCTTGTCGATGTCGCGCTGCAGCTCCTGCTCCAGGCGCATCATCGCCGAGTTGGCGTCCTCCACCGAGCGCCGGTAGCGCTCCATGGCGCGCTCGCCGCGCTGCATGCCCCGTTCCAGCGACCGGGTTTCCGCGCTGAGGTTGACGCGCAGGTCCTTCTGGGCCACCACTCACCCCCTCGGCTGCGGGTTGGGTTTCAGGTGGACTTTCAGGCCGGCGGGGAGGTGCTGACCGTGCTGCTTTGACAGCCAGTCCTGGCGGGCCGCGAGCTGCTGGCAGCCCGGACACGTGGACTCCGTCGCGAGGTAAGCGCCGCGGCGCCCGCCCTGGGCCGGGTCCCATTCCTCGGTCCGGGTCCCGCACCCCTGGCACGTCGCGCGTTTGCGGACGTGCAGCCAGATGGCTTTGTCGCGGTCGGATTTAGGCCAGCTGAGCAGTTGGGAGTGGGGGATGCGGTAGTGCTCGGCGACCTCCATCTCCAGCCGGAACTGGGGGTCGCGGTCTAGCCTTTTGGGACTCCGCCGCCTGGCGCGCGGGTGCGGCCGTTGATCCCGAGCGCCAGCTGAAACAGCTCGTTGCGCTCGCCCGTGCTGAGGTTTTCGGCGATGACCTGGTCCCACTCCACCTCAGTCAGGTCGGAGTCGACCGACGCGTGGAACACTGCCCGCAGGTACGCCTCATCGGCCTCGCGGCGGGCAGCTGTGTCCTCGCCGTCCTCGGGCTCGGGGTAGGCGTCCTGCAGCTTCTCAAAATCGCGGACGGGCAGGGCGCGCAGGACGATCTCGGCGTAGCAGGCGTCCCGCGCCGCCTGCGCACGCTCAACCGTCTTCTTGGCCTTGGCGAGCTTGGCGCGGTCCGGAGTGTCCTGCGCTTCCCAAATCCGCAGCGACCGTTTGGCAGCCGCCAGCTCCGCCTCCGCCTCGGACGTCTCTGAGACGGAGGCCACCCGAAGCGGGTAGGTGACGCTCGGCCGCTCCCGAGCGAGCAGCCGCTCCCGCAGATCACTCACGCCGGGATCGCCACCGACTCAGCGGGCTCGCTGGGGATAGCGAACTGGACCGCAATGCTGGCGATCTCGCTGCCCTCGGGCAGGACGGGCTTGCCCAGCGAGGACACCTCCACCGGCCACACATCCATGGGAGAGGCAGCCACGTCACCGCCATGCATGATCACGATGTAGCCCGTGGTCCCCTGCGGGAGCACGCTGCGGACGTCGTCGCCCGCCAGGTCCTGCGGCAGCGTCAGCGAGGAGTCATCAACGCTCTGCCGACCAGCGATGTTCGGCGTGAACTTGCTGCCCAACGGGTTGTAGCTGACGCGGTTGGAGTTCAACTGCCACCCTCCAGCGGCGATGACCTCCTCGGTGAGGTCGGTGCCCGCGTCCAGCTCCACGCGCGTCGGGGCCGCAGGATCCGCGATCGTCGGCACGAACAGAACGACGGTGATCCCGGGGTGGATGAATTTGTCGCTCACATTGATTGGTGTGGCGGCCATCAGCTACCGTCCTTCTCGCTCTGCGCCGACTTCCCGGCGTCCTTCGACCTCGTGCGCACCTGCGCCTGCTCACCCGTGCGCGGTGCGTCGGCTCGCCGCCACCCGCGCGACTCCCAGAACGCGACCGCACTCACGGGGGCGTCGTAGTGGCCGCTGACCCCGTCGTGCACCAGCCGCACTTTCTGCTGCGCCATCGCTCCTCCTATGTCCGTTTGAAACCGGCCTCGCGGGCGGCCTCGTCGACGGTCTTGTTGACGGCGGCCACCACCCGGCGCCCGTGCAAGTCCACCGCCGGGCCGATGAACGGGCGCGTCTTCTGTTCCACCCATTCCTCGCGGTTGCCGAATACCGGGTGGCGGAAGTTGTCGCGGCCGGTGATGCCTTCGTAGGGCCGCGCGTGCGGGGCCCGCTTCTGCGACGCCACGATCGAAACCCCGGCCTGACGCCTCGTAAACGACGTGGCCAGCCGGAGCGCCGCGGGGATGCGCGTCGACCACGACGCCCGCCGCCGCGCATCCGCCAGCACCGGCTGCGCCGCCTCCCGCATCGCCGGACGCAACCGTTTGCGCAGATCGTCCGGGAGCCGACCCACGTCCCTGATGAGCCGCCGGACCGCGTTACCCGCCAACGCCTCACCCAAGTTGATCTCGTCGCCAGCCACGGTTACCTCTTGGTCAGAGCGTTGATGGAGATCAGCACCTCGGCAGTGCAGCACGGGCCGGTGTCGGTCTGTATGGGGGCGACACTGTGCACCGACAGGCGCGCGTGCAAGCACGCCCCGCCCAGCCGCCGATCCGCGATCAGCACCTGGTTCATGGCATCGACCAGGGCGGCGCACCGATCGCGCACCGCCTTCACGCCTGACTCGCCCCGCCAGGACGAGGCCAGACACACCAGGTCGTAGTCCTCCCGGTCACGCGTGGCGGCCAGGTTCTGCTCGGACTGGGTGACCTCCATCGCCGGACGCTCCGTCGAAAAACCCACGACGATCACATCCGGCTCCAACGTGACGTTGCGGGTCGGCGGGCCGTCGATGATCTGCACACCCGACAGGTCCGGCGCCGCGCCGAATCCCGCGATGAGCGCGTCGGTCACCGCCGGGTAGCTCGTCGCGGACGTGGCGATACCCATCAGGCGAACGCCGGTCCGGTCGAATGCGCCTCCAACAGCTGGATCGCCCGCCGCGGCACCGAGAACGTAAACCCGCCCGTCGTCACCGTCTCCAAACCTCCCGCGAGGTCAGGGCGACGACTATCGCCGCCGCGCTGCGTCTCCCACAGGTGCTGGATGATGATCCGCCCTGCGATGTCCGCCGCTGCGGGAGCCGAACCGCCCCGCCCTGCCACGTACTCCACCAGGTACCGGCCCTCCGGCCACCACTCCGCCGTTTTGAGCCGCAGCACACCCAGTTCAATGTCCACGTCCACGTCGGCCACCGCCGCCACCTCCGAGCCGTCGACCAGGTAGGTGACTGAGGTCAGGGACACCACTGGGCGGTGCCGGACCGCGATCGCCCGCCGCGCCCCGGTCCACCGCTCCACCACCGTCCGGTCGTCCACCGGGCCGACGTAGAACTCGACGACCTCGTTGACGCCGTCAACGTAGTCCTGCAGCTCGGTGTCGTGGGTCGTCGACGTGATGTTGAGCTGCTTCTTGGCGGCGGCCAGCGTCAGCGCGGGCACCGGTCATTCGCCCTTCGGCGGGCGCTTGCGCGCCGTGGCCTTGCCAGGTCGGCGCGGAGCCGACACGGCGGTCTCCGGATTCGGAGCCGACTGCTCCGGCGTCTGCGGCTCCGCGGTGCGCACCAGCTCAGCGCGCACCCCGTCCGCCCACCGCTCGGCCTGCTCACCCGACATGTCCACCACATCCCCCGGCACCCACGAGAAATCAGGGCCCGCGATAGGCACGAGCACCCTCACGGCCACCATCAGGACCCCTGGGCGATCTCGCGGGCATGCCCCAGCACCACCAGGACGCCGTACACGCCTCCGGACGTCGCCCCGGTCACGGTGGTGACCGCGCGCACGTAGCGCTTGCGGCCGAAGTACCCGATAGTGTGCTCTCCCGCCTCCGACGTGGAGAACGTCGGCAGGGTGCCCTGCAGGTCGGCGGCGGCCACCTCGGTCCAGGTGGAGTCGTCGTCGGAGTGCTCCACGGTGATGGCGTGGTCCCCATCGGTGATGGTCCCGGCGTAGGCCACCACCGCCACCGACTCGTAGGCGTTGCTGTTCTGCCCGCGGTCCACCGAGGTCCCGTTGGCCGAGGCGGTGTGGGCGGCCGGCGCGATCGACTCCACCGGCGTGATCAGGCTGTGCAGGTCACGCATGACGCTGCTCCTCTCAGGTCAAAGGTGGGGTCAGGACGCGGCGTGCTGGTAGAGACGGATCGCCGCCGGGTCGTTGATCTTGCCGTCGTGGCGGGCGTAGGCGAAGAAGGCGACCTGGAGCTTCTCGGCGTACCTCTCGTCCAGGCGCACCATCTGCATGCCGCGGACCTCGCGGATGATGTAGCCCGCGCGCACGTCCCCGAACAGCATCGTCTTGTTCGACGCGCCCGGCGTCGGGAAGCTGTTGTCGATGGTGTAGGCCCAGCTGTTAATGGTCGGCGGGAAACCCGGGGCGGGCACTGGCTGCCACAGCGGCCGACCGTCGGCGTCCTTGAGCTTGCGCAGGACCTTCAGGGTTTCGTCGTGGAATACGTAGCCGGCGTTGCCGGCGTTGCGGTAGGCCGGGTCCACCGAGTGCTCCAGGTCGATCATGTCGTCGTAGATGATCGACGTGGTCTGGCCCGTGGCGCCGGTCTTGCCGACGGTGGCATTGGTGGTGATGCCCTCGGGCTGGTCCACGCCGGTGCCGGTCGCCCACGCTCGTGCACCGCGGCGGGCGATGCGCATGCCGAGCTTGCGGCCCAGGAACGCCTGCACGTCGAACGCGCTGTCCTGCATCAGAGCCAGCGGCACCAGCACCTTGCCTGAGGTGATGATGTGGGCGAACATCTTGCGCCGCCCAAACGTGACCTCGGTGTCGGGCACCTCCTCGTTCTCCCCGAGGTAGGACCCCTCGTTGGCGGTGTCGTCGTTGGTGGGCCACGGCAAGTCGTTGCCGGTGTCGGTTGTGATGATCTCGGCGAGTTCACGCAGACCACCGAACGCCTTCATCGTCTCGGTGATGGTGTTGCGGAAACCGTCCGGGACGAGGAATCCGCCTTCGGTGCCGACCTCGGTGCCCTGGGCACGCAGCTCTTCGTGGTGTTCCTCCAGCAGGCTGCGCTGTTCAATGGAGAGTCGCCCCATGCCGCGCCGCAGGTAGGTGGAGAACGCCTCGACGTAGCGCTGCTCGGGGGTCTCGCCCTGCCCGCGCAAGTCGCCCTCGGGCTCCCCTCCCGGCGCACCGGCGTCCACGTGCTGGGACCGGTCGACCTGGGACAGTCGCGCCATGCGCTGCACCCGGTCCAGGTCCTCCGACACCTGGGTCAGTTCGGCCTCGGCCTTATCCCAGGTATCGCGCTCCTCAGCGGTGAGGTCCCGCGCTTCCTCCTCAGCGCCGCGCATGATCTCCTGCATGCGGTGCCAGGTCGTGTTCTGGCGCTCGATGAGCGTCTTCTCGGTCGTGCTCACGCGCCCTCCTCAGGGCATGCCGACAACCCCGCCATGGGCGGGGTCGTGATCGATAGATGGGTTACCGGGGCAGCCGGTAGCGGGCGGCTAGACCCCGCATCGCCAGGTCGATCCGGTCGACGTGCCTCCTCGGAGTGGACTCTCCCGGCTCCTCGGATGCGTCAGCGCGAGTGGGCTCTCCCGGCTCGCGCGGTTCGATGACCTGCAATAGGTCCCGTAGTTCGGGACGGTGTGCGGCCCGACGCTCGATCGCGCCGGGGTCGCCTCGGCGCAGCAGCGCCGCAGAGACCGACCGGACGTCGGCCTCGGTGTCCTCATACGCCGGGAAGGTCACCGCACTGACCTCGATCAGCTTCGCCTCCCGGATGATGCGCACCTCCACGGTCGCGCTCTGGCCATCGGAGGTCTCAATGTCCTCCTCCACCCAGTCGACCTTGACCGGGTAGAAACCCACACTCATGCCCGTGACGTTGCGGTTTTCCAGGTTGACCGCGAGATCGCTGACGTAGGACAGCCGCATATCCAGTGCGGAGTCCACCGCCAGGCCGACCCGGTCCTGGGCCAAGTTCAAGGTGTCGGCGCTGACCCGAGACACCACGTAGTAGGAGTCATGGTCAATTAGGAACCGCTGGTCGCCCTCCGACAAGGTCTTCGTGTACACCCCGGCCGCGAATTCCTCGTAAAACCCCCAGGTGAGCGGGTTCCCGATCGCGGTGCGGGCGTTGAACTTGGTTGCATAGCCATGGAAGCGCCGTTCCCCATGGCCGTCATCGCCGCCGTCGACGCGGATCTCAGCGGACGCGTCCGACAGCGGAAGCCGGCGCCGTTCCAGGGTCGTGAGGCTCATTCGTCTTCCTCGTCGTCATCGTCGTCGTCCGGATCCTCCGGAGGTCGCGGAGTATCGTCGTCCGGGTCGGAGCCGAGAGGGGCCATGTTGACCGGCTGCAGGTAGGTGTCGCCGCCCTCGACCGGGGGACGGTTCTCCAGCTGGCGGATGTCGTTCGCGGAGTAGGCGCCGACCTCGCGCATCACTCGGTAGAACTGGGCGCGCGCCGCGGAATCCCCGCGCAGCAGGCCCTCCACGCTGTACTCGGCATACAGCCCGGCGGGGGCGAGCAGTTCCTTGGTGATGCGGGCCTCGGTGGGTGCCAGCCAATCCGGGTGCAGGTCGAACTGCACCCATCCCAGCGCCTGCTGTTCCAGCCCGGTGCCCCACGAGGTGGACTTCTCTGTCTCGAACAGGAACACCAGCGGTACCCCGTAGTAGCGGGCGACCTCGACGACCTGGAATTTCCTGCTTTCGATGAACTGTGTGTCCTTGTTGGGCATCGTCACCGACTCGAATGACGCTCCAGAGTCCAAGACCGCTATGTCGTGGGCGTTCTCTACTCCGCCCACTTTGGACTGCCACCGCTCCTTCAGCGCATCGGCCGCCTGCTTGTCCAGGCGCTGCTCGGTCTGCAAAATGCCTGACATCAGGGATCCGGACCCGAACAGCTTCGCGCCGTATTTCTCCGCCGCCAGCCCCATTCCGATGCCCTCGGCTGCGCACCTGATCGGCGAGACTCCGGTGATGCCGTCGTAGCCCATCGCAGGCATGTGCAGGATCTCGCGCGAGGACAGGTCCTGGGTGACACCCCAGTCGTCCACCACGGTGAACACCTTCTGCGGTGGGCTGGTGGGCGTGGGGCGAATGCGCCCGACCTGCACCCGGTCCGGCGAGATCGGCCACAGCTCGACGATCTGTCCGGCGCCGTTGCGGATCTTCTGCAGGTAGGAGTTGCCCCACAGGCCCTTGTGCACATAGGTCAGCCGCCACAGCTCCAGCGCCGTCAGCTCTGGATGCGGCTCATCCAGAAGTGTCGAACCCGCTTTGGTCTTGTCCCGCTTGGTGTAGACGTGCAGCGGCAGCGCCGAAGGCACTGCGGAGGTGAGCTTGACACAGCGGAAAACCGCCGAGAACTTCAGCGCGGTCTTCTCCGTGACGCTCATCCCGGCCGTGCCCGGCTTCCCACCGAGCAGGCTGACGATGGACGGGCTTGACAGCGGCACCGCCGGGTCTTCCAAGCCGCGCCGCTCGAACAACCCGCCGAACAAACTCACGAGCGCTCACCGCCCCCAGCCCGGCGTCGCCGCGCCAGATCGCGCGCCTCCACCGCCACCACCAGCGTCGCCCCAACCACCAGCAGCGGCAGCGGCGGCCACACAAACCAGGAGAACGCCGCCATCAGCGCGATGCCGAGCGCCTGCACGAGGATGCTCACCACAGGTTCGGCACCCCCTCCGGCTCAGCAACGCACGCCCGGTCGTAGGCCATCACTGCGGCGATCGCCAAGTCGATCTTGCGGGGTGAGTTCTTCGCGTCCTTGCGCAACCGCGACCCGCGTGAGTCGGTGTAGACCGTGCAGTTATCGATGTGGCGGGCCAGCCGCGCATCCCCCGAATGGGTCACCGTCGCGTTGAGGACCGCCTCGTAGAACCGCTGCGTCGCCGGGATCATCCGCGTCGGCGACTGCGGGTACTCCACGATCGGCAGCCCCTCCTCCTCCAAAATCGCGTAAGTGCGTGACCACCGAGCCGGGTCGCACACGACCTCGCGCACCTGCCACCGGCGGCACGCCCGGCGAATCTCCTCCTCCACCGCCATCACCGGCACCCGCCACTCCTGCCCGGCGTCAGCGGGCTTCTCCCAGCACTCGACCACGTCGATGTGCGGGGCCTCCTCGCCATCCGGGATCTGCACCACCACCAGCGCCGTGGAGTCGTTGGAGAAGCTGCCGTCGAAGCCGAGCACGACCTCGGCGCCGTCGGGCACCCCGCGAGCATCCGTGCACTCGCCCCACGCCCCCGCGGGCATCCACGACTCCGCGGTACTGACCCACTGGTTGCAGCGCTTGGTGCGCCACTCCGGCTCCATCGTGCGCAGCACCCCGGACGCGAAATCCTCCGCCGAGACAAGGTCGCCGAATCCGGGGTTGGCCTCCCGCCACGTGTTGGGGTCGCGGTGGTCGGCCTTGGGGTCGGCGGGCTCCCACCACGCCATGAAGAAGCTCGGGTCCTCGAACTCCCCGGCCGCGACGCGCCGCCCGTACTGATACATCGAGTAGCACAGCGAGTCCTTGCCGGTGGCGTCCGCGCGGACCCCGGCGGTGGTGATCCCGATGAGCAGAGGTTCCACCCGGGCGCCCATGGCCAGCGCCATCACGTCCCACAGTTCCCGGTTCGGTTGGGCGTGCACCTCGTCGAAAATGACCTGGGTGGGGTTCAGGCCCTCCTTGGTGAAGGCCTCCGCCGACAGGACCCGGTAGACACTGCCGGTTTCCTTGACCTCCAGGGCGTCTTTGTACGGCTTGATGACCTCGGCGAGGTCCGGCTCCATCTCCACCATGCGCTTAGCGGTGCCGAACACGATGCGGGCCTGCTCCTTGTCCGCCGCACACGAGTACACCTCGCCGCCCGCAGGACCGCACAGCAACCCGTACAGCGCCATCCCCGCCCCCAGCGCCGACTTGCCGTTCTTGCGCGCCACCCCCACCAGCGCCTGGCGGTGCCGGTAGCGGCCATCGGCCCGCCGCGCATACACGTGCGCCAGCAGATCGCGCTGCCATCCCCGCAGCACGATCGGTTCCCCGGAGGCGCCCGCCACGCTCTCCTTGGTGATGCGGCACAGCGCCTCGATGAAATCCGCAGCGTGATCTCCGTCGCCACGCACCAGGTCCTCCGCAGGCACCAGGGTCAGCCACCGCGGCGGCCACGCCTCACCCCGCGTCACGGCGTCTCTGCAGTAGCTCGTCCAGCTTCGACTGGCGCTTCACCTCGGCATATCCCAGACGACCGCGATCGCTGGGGTTGAACCCGCATAGACCTTCGAGCTTGGTCATCTGCGATTCCAGTTCCCGCAGGGTGCGGATGAGCGGATTTGGCCGCGGCTGGCCCTGCGACCCACTCACTAGGTAGCCGGACTCCGCCAGCTCCGCGCGAATCGCTTCCCTCTCGTCGTGCGCCTCACACAGCCGCGTCATGATGTCCACGTCCGTGGTCGGCGACAGCCACCCCTGTCCTGCGGTCCACAAGCGTTGCCACACTGCCCGGCCCGTCTGTCCCAGCGTCACCGGAACCGGCGGCATGTTGTCGCTCGGCTGCAGGACCGCCACCGGCTCCGGCAGCGAGCGCTTGCCGGGGTTGCCGCGGGCCCGCTTGCGCTCAACCGGCTGTGGGGGCTGACCGGGCATGCAAGTCACCCCCTGTAGTCGCCAACGGCGCAAAAATGACTTTAAGTTGCGGCGATATTCCCGCCCGGGGGGCACGGGTCAGGCTCGGCCCGACCCGAAGATCCGACTCCCCCTCCCCCGCGCGTGTCAGCCGGTGATGACCTCGTCGCCGTCGCGTGGCGTGTACCTGGCGAGCCAGATCTTGATCGCTTTGGTCGTCTCGCGTCGTGCGGGCCGGGCGCGCGCCCTGGTCAGCAGCTCGGGCAGTGGGGGCAGGAGGAGCACGGTGCGGGCGGCCCTCAGATAGTGGGCGAGCCGGGCGCGGTGGGTTGCGGTGGGTGCGGTGCGGATGACCCACGCGGTTCCGTGTTCCATGGTGGCGACGTGGCGCAGGAGCTGGGCGACGTAGCGCTCGGCCTGTCCTCGGAGTGCGGGGCCGTGGTTGTGGTGGCGGGTGGAGCCGAGGTGTCGGGCGAGGGCGTCGTGGTCGACCACGATGTCGTCGGGGCTGGCGTGCTCGGCTACCCAGGTGGTCTTGCCAGAGCAGGGTGGGCCACAGACCAGCGTGACCTGGCGGGTCACGTTCCCTTCCTGCTTCGCTTCTTGCGGGAGTTGCAGTGTCGGCATTCGAGCTGCAGGTTCTCGTCGTCGTTGGTGCCGCCGTCCTCGCGGGCGACGATGTGTCCGGCGGTCATCGAGTTGTGGACGCCTGCCTCGTCGTAATGGCCGACCTGGTGGCAGTACACGCAGCCCTCGCCGCGCCGCACGGCGGCGTCGACGAACTGCTTGGCGACGCGTTGCCAGTCCTTGCCGTACCGCTGCACCCACGACGGACGGCTGGCTTCCCGTCTGCGGTCGGCCTCGGCCTGGTGCTCGGGGCAGCGGGAGCCGCGGGTGAGGCGGTTGCAGGGTTGGCCGTGCACACCGAGGCAGGGACGCAGCGGCATCGTCGCCTCCTCCTGGCCTGGTCCGGCCACATGGTACGCGGCGCAGGTACGGGACCGTAGGCTCAGCCCCACATCCCCCGAGGTGAGGAGTTCCTGTGTCCCGTGCTGGTGTGCTGATGCTGGTGGGTGCCGCGATCGTGGTGGGCGGGTTCGTGCTGGGCCTGGTGCCGACTTCGTGTGGCGCGGCGTTCGACTCAAGTGGGTGTCCGGCGGCGGCTGATGGTGCCCCGCTGGCGGTGGCGTTGCTGGCGGTGGGCGGTGTGCTGCTGGCCGGGGGGTTCTGGGCGAGCGCTAAGCCTCCGCATGAGCGGCGTGATCAGTAGGAGAACGCGCGGAGCTTGAGGTCGGCGTGGGCGACGTCCACGTGCAGCTCGCGCCCGTACACGCTGACGGGGAAGCTGCCGAAGCGGTGGGTCTCGCCGAACGGGATGCTCTTGGTTCGGTCGCCGACGGCCTGCCCGTCGACGGTCTGCTGCGTGACGAACGTGACGTCGTGCGCCGTGGTGCCCGACGCGTTGCGGACCTCGACAAACACTCTGCCTGTGTTCGCCACACTGTGGTTGTTGGCGGGGTCGCCGTCGGCCTCGGCCGCGCCGGTGACACCGTCGCGGGTGATCGGGGTGACGGTGATGGCGACGCGCGGCATGGTGTCCTCCGTGGCGCTGGTGTGGCGGTCCGGCCCGACTCAGACGCCCACCCCCCAGTGGCGGAGTCGGGCCGGACGGGTGGGCGCCCGGCAGGTGGGGCGCTCCCGTAGGGGCGGGTGTGGGGCCTGCCGGGCACGACGAAGGCCCAGCCGTGGCGACCGGGCCTTGCGACAGTGGATCTATTTGATCACGACGATACGGAACACCCGCAACTCCCGCAACCTAGGGCCTATTCGAGCGGTTCGATGGCGGCCAGCTCGGCTCGGTCGGCCTCACCGAGCGGTTCGCCCTCGACGAGGTCCGCGAAGTCGTGATCGAGGTCGTTGACCAGGCACTCCAGCTCATGCAGGGTTCCTGCGGTGGGGCCACTGGGGATGCGGATGCGGGCCAGCACCCGCCCCTCGCGGTCATAGACCGTGAAGTCGTCACCCACCCAGCTGTAGGTCTCAGCGGGGATCCCAGCGGTGTGCAGCTCATCGACAAGCCACAGGCCGACCGGTGAGGCGTCGACGCTGCCGCGCTCACCGACGATCCCGGCGGCGCGAATGCGGTCGGCGATCTGCTCGGGGGTGCGCTGGTTGGCGTAGTGGATGGTGGCAACGAGTTGCCGGTAGGTGGCCAGCTGCTCGGGGCGAACAGCGGTACGGTTGAGCACGGATCCTCCTATGTGGCTGGAACTGCATGGATGGGATCGAGGCCCCGTCCGGCGGTCGCGTCGCCGTGACGGGGCCGTCTCTGTGTCAGATCACGGGCTGGTGGTGGGTGCGGAGCGCGCGGTATTCCTCGTAGGTGATCTCGCCCCGGTCGACCGCGCCCTGATGCCAGGAGCAGAACGGCTCGTCGGAGTCGGCGTTGGCGGGGATCGGGTTGCCGCACTCGGCGCCGCCGTCTGTCTCCCACAGGCAGGTCGTGGTGGCGGGCTCGTCGTCCCAGATCCCGGAGCGGTTGTTCCAGTACGGGAGGTTCATGCGGCGGCTCCCAGCTCGATGGAGTGGGCGCCGCACACCGGGGTGGGCAGATCGTCGGGGTAGGTGTAGGTGATCGCGGATTCCTTGCAGTAGGTGCACCGCGCGTCGTCGTGGTGGTTGAATTCCATCGGGTTCACTCCTGGCGCATCAGGTGTGGATCAAGGCCCCGGGAAGGTGTTGGCGCACCGGCCCGGGGCCGCGTTTGTTAGGTGACTGAGCGCAGCTCGCTCACAGGGCTGAAGGACCCGGGCCGCACGTGGAGGAGTACGGCCTCTTCGGTGATGAGGTCGTCCAGCTGGTACCGGGTTTGGCCGCAGTGCTCGTTCTCGCAGTCGCACGGCCACGCTTCGAAGTGGTGGCCATGCCAGGGGGTGACGGATCCGTGGTAGACGACCACGGTGCCGTTGGGCCACCGGGTCTGCTGGGTGGTGTGCTGCGCCATGCCCGCCTCCTGTGTGCCTCGTGCTGATGATTCCATTGTATGCCTACGCCGTAGGCCATGCAAGTAGGCAATGGAAATTGGCCTACTCGTGTGGCAATCTGTTGGGCATGGAAGACGAACTGACAGCAGCCGTCGCCGCCGCCCAGAGATGGCGCGACCTCAAAGACCTGCTGGAACAGGCAAAACACGACCGTGACACCGCTATCCGCAAAGCGGCTGACGCAGGCGTCGCTCAGACCGATCTTGTGAAGCGCACCGACCTGACTCGGGAGACGATCCGCCGGATCACCAACCCGGAGGCCGCCGAAGCCGTTAGGAAGTCGGCAGCCGAGAAGCGCCGCGCCGCGAAGAAGGGGGCCGGGTCATGAGCGATCTGGTCGGCGGTAGATCGCGGCGTATAGGCCCGGACCGGTCTGGTTCGGACCTATACGCCGCGCCTCGGACGGGGGCACGCCCCAGACCCGCCCCCACCCCGAGGACTAGCTCGCCCGCGACTGCGGACTCATCTCGGCCAGCACGTCCCCCAGCCGGTACCGGCGCGGATGCGCCTCCGGGTCCACCGGGGCCAGGCGCCCCATCTGGTCAAGGCGACGGATCCACCGGTCAGTGACCCGCTGGCCCATTGCGGTCGCCACCAACGCGGCTTCAACCGCGGTCACCTCCCGGTCGGGGGCCAGGCGGGCGGCCTCGCGGGCGGCGTCCGCCCGGCGGGCGTCGGGGTCCTCGATGATGCCGTCGCACCCCTCCCGGCGGCAGTCCGCGGTGTCGCGGCCCTTCACCCCGTACACCGGTGCCGAGCACTGGGGGCACTCCCCCGCATACACCCGCTCGGGGGGCCGGTCGACGGCGCGCCGCGCCTGGGCGACGGCGGCCAGGACCTCGTCGACGCACTCCGGGGCCCATGCGCGGTGCCGGATCGTCTCGGTGCGCTCCCCGAGCCAGCGCGCCATGGACGCCAGGGTGCCCGTCGGCGGGTGGCCGCCGTCCTCGTCGATGAGGACCCGGCACCAGGTGGACAGGGTGCCGCGCAGCACCTGGGCGGCCTCGCTCGCGCGGGGGTCGACGCCACCCATGGCCAGCGCCTGGGGCAGGGTGATGTCCTCGGTGATGATCTGGGAGGCGGTCTTGGTGCGCTTGGCTCCGGTGTCGGGCAGCCGGGTGCCCTGTCGGGCGATGGCGATGTCGAGATCGGTGTCCAGCCCGTGCAGGTGCGCGTCGCCGTGGACGGCGCGCAGGGCGGCGAGCATCCCCCCGGCGCACGCCGCGCACACGTAGGCCTGCTCCCCCACCGGGTGCTCGCAGATTTCGCAGATCGCGCCCATAGCGCCCCCTCGTGATCGTGATCTATCGTGACCGCATCCCATCGGGGGATACAGGCGTACACGGGCGCCAGACGCAGGGGGCCGGCGGGTTGGATCCGCCGGTCCTTGCTCATGCGGGCGGGCTGGTCGTGGCGTGGCAGCGCGGCAGTGTGGGGCAGTCGGGGCGGTGGCCTGGGAGCCGCTTGCCGCAGTAGGGGCACCACGGCGGGGGCTGGGTGGCGTGGGCTCGGTTCATGGCTGCTCCTCGGTGACGGTGGTCCAGGTTGTGTCGCGATAACGGTGGCCGCCGTGGTGGCCGTGCGGGAGTTCGCAGGTGAGGGGCGGCCCGCTGATGATGCGTGGACAGGTGTCGCCGCAGGGCCCGTTGAGTTGTTTCATGACGGCGAAGGTGATGCGGTGGGCGTCGTCGTCGAGTGCGGTGTGGCCGCCGGTGGGGCGGCCGTCGTCGGCGTCGGGGTGGAGCTGGTGGAGGGTCTGGCGGATCGCGGCGTAGACCCGGCCGCGGGGGCCGTCCGCCTCATAGGCGCGGCCGTGGTCCTGGTCATGGCGAGTGAGTGCGTTGATGACGGCGGTCGCTGTGAAGTGCTGCCAGTCGGTTCCGGCGGGGTAGCAGTCGTCGCACCATGTGTGGCCGAGTTCGCTGTCGAGTACGCGGGCGATGGTGTCGAGGGTCGCGTGGTCGTAGCCGGGCGAGAGCTGCACCGGATATCCGTCGTGCTGCGGACGCGGTGTGATGTGGCCGCCGTGGGCGGGGTGGCGGGTGGCCAGCAGGTGCCGCACGGTGCGCAGGAACTTGAGCATCACGTCTCCTTGCCCTGCGCGAACGCGAGCACGTCGGCGGCGCAGGTGTCGCACAGCGTGAGATCGGTGTAGGTGGTCTGGACCCGGTCGGCCGGGTGGGCGGGCATCCAGCGGAACCGCCAGATGCTGAACCTGAGGATGTGCGTCGTGGTGGTCATGCGCAGCCGGTAGCGGACTCCTTCGCGGGGTGGTTCGGTCGGGACGGCGCGGGTGCAGCGCGTGCACTTGGACACCTCAGTGCTCACGCAGCACCGCCTTCCGCCGCGCGCACGACCGCCCGGAGCCACTCCACGTCGGACTCAGCGACGTGTGCCCCACCAGAGCGACAGACGATGATGTCGGTGGGTTGGCCGTCGCCGTCGCGGTGACTGCTGAGGAACGCGCCCCAGGGTTGGGACCCGCCAGTGGGCGGGGTGTGGCCGTCGGGGCAGTGCGGACAATCCACGGCGGCGTTGGCCCATTTGACCGGTTCGGGGTCGGTCCATTGGATGTGGGTGTGTCCGCCGTGGCCGTGGATGGCTTCGACGTCGGCGGCGGAGTCGTAGATCGCGGTGGAGGAGGTGGCGGTGAGCCAGCGCACGACGACTGCTCCGTCGGGCCACTGCACACCGAGGGCGACGACACCGGTTCCTGACACTCCGGTGACGTCGTGGTCGCGGACGAGTTCGAATCGGCGGGGTTGGGTCATCGGGTCTCCTTGGGGTTGTCGCCTGGGAGGTAGACGGTTTCGATGCGGCGGGTGCCGTGGCGGCGCTGCAGCCCGGTGTAGGCGTCGTCTGCGGTGGTGGGGCGCTTGGGGTGGCTGGCGGTGGTGTTGGGTGGGCGGAGCCGTCCACGCAGCACGGCGGGCGGTTCGGAAAGGTCGAACAGGGGGTCCTGGACTGCGTTCACGCGGCCTCCCAGGTACGGGCGAGGCGCTGCCGGTCCGCGTCGCTCATGGTCCGCCCCCACACGGGATGGCCGTCGACGGTGCGGCGGGTGATCTCCATGCCGCGGGTGGCGGGGTCGTGGCAGGCGGTGTTGCCGCCGCGTTGGTCCTGGTGTTTGTCGAAGGCGGTGGGCCCGGTGAACACCAAGTGGCATCGGGGGCAGACGCACCCGTTGTGTCCGGGTGGGGTGGGGCGGTTGCTCATGTGTGCCTCTCTTTGCTGACCGTGCGGAAAAATGCGGGCTTAACGGGGTGCTCCGGGTGTCCTTGGGTGGGTGCGGGTTGCGGGACGTCTGAGGCGCTCAGGGCGGTGGCGTGTGCCCGGCCCACGAGCACCGCCAGGCGCCCGAGCATGTCCGCGGGCACACCGGCCCGGCACTCCGGGCCGACACCGACGGTCTTGGACTCCGGGTCGCTCAGCGCCCGCCCGCAGGAGCAGCACCGCGTGGTGAACGCCGCGAAGCGGGCCCGGCAGGCGTCGGGGTCGGCGTCGATGGCGGAGCGGATGGCGGCGTCCCACGGGTGGCGGTGGGTGCGGTGCCAGTCCTGGGCCCAGGCGCGCCGGTCGGGCCCGGTGAGCCCCGCGGGCACCTGGGAGCGGTAGAGGGCGGGGCCGTAGCGGGCTTTGGCGGGCCAGGGGTTGAGGCGGCCGCGGTCGTCGCGCCGCCAGTAGGTGATCTGGCCGGGGTCGTGGGGGTCGGGCAGTCGGTCACTGCTCGACTCCGTGGGAGGCCAGCCACAGGCCGGTGTCCAGGCGCCCGGTCTCACCCGCGGTGCGCACCAGTTCCATCCAGTCCGTTTTGGGCAGCCACGTCTTCTCCGACATGTGCGCCGTCCACACCAGGAGCTGGCACGCCGTGCTGATCTGCTGCAGCTCGATCCCGTAGGTCAGCGCGTCCAAGTTCGGGTGGCACCCCCGGTGGGTGACCCGCCACCGGGCGAAGCCGTCCTCGTTGGAGCCGTTGAGGTCGGCCAAGTCGGCCGACACGACCCCGTCGTTTGCGGGGATCTGGGTGCGGCAGATGCCGCAGATCGCGATGAGCTGGTCCATTCGTCCTCCTCGGGTTATCCGGCCGCCATGTCGACGACACGGGAGTAGTGGCCCTGGAACGCGCAGGTGACCGTGCACCGGGGCCCCTGCCGGTTCTTCTCGACGATCAGGTCGATCTCTCCGGAGCGGGGGGAATCGCGGTCGTGCATGTCGTCGCGGTGGAGCAGGACCACGATGTCGCTGTCCTGCTCCACGGCCCCGCTCTCACGCAGGTCGCTGAGGATGGGCTTCTTGTCGTGGCGCTTCGTTGATTCGCGGTTGAGCTGGCTGAGCAGCACCACTGGCGCGCCGAACTCCCCGGCCAGCTTTTTCAGTCCGCGCGCCATCTGGGCGACCTCGATCTGCCGGTTCTCCGCGCGGCCGGGAGAGTCCATCAGCTGGAGGTAGTCCACGACGATCAGGCCGACGGGGCGGGAGCGGGCGAGGTGGCGCAGGCGGGCGCGGATGTGGGGCAGGGAGATGTTGCTGGCGTCGTCGAGCATCAGCGGCGACTCGTTGAACCGGGCCTGGACCGCGCTCATGCGCTCCCACTCGGCATCGCGCAGGGACCTGTTGCGGATCGCGGTGATGGTGATCTGCGCTTCGGCTGACACGATGCGGTGCATCAGCTCCCGCTTGGTCATTTCCAGGCTGAACACGACGGTGCGCAGACCCTGCCGGATGGCGGCGTGGCGGGCGATGTCCACTCCGACGACGGTCTTTCCCACGCTGGGGCGGGCACCGATGACCATGAGCTGGCCGGGGTGCAGACCGCCGAGCACCTCCTGCAGGTCGGTGTAGGGCAGCTCGATGGCGTCGCCGGACTCCTCAGGCTTCTCCAGTTCGTCGACCATGGGGGCGAACAGTTCGCCGATGGTGGCGATGGTGTCGTCGCACACGGGTGTGTCGACCGTGTCCATGGCGTCGCGGGCGTGGGAGACCAGGTCGGTGACGTCCCCGACGCCGTCGTAGCCGTAGTGGGCGATGCGGGTGCCGACCTCGACGAGGCGGCGCTGCACGGCCCGATCCGCGACGATCTTGGCGTAGTAGCCCCCGTTGGCCGCAGTGGGGATCTTGTCGTCCAGCTCGGCCAGGTACAGCGGGTCGATGCGCGACCCGGCGCGGCGCATCTGGGCGGCCAGTGCCACGTGGCCGTGCTCAGCGCCCGCGGTGACCAGTTCGACCAGCAGCGCAAACAGCTCCTGGTGGGCGGGCCGGTAGAAGTCGCGGGGCTGCAGGATGTCGATGATCTGCTCGGCGGCGCGCCGGTTGAGCATCATCGCTTCCAGGACGCACTGTTCGGCGTTCAGGTCCCAGGGCATCTCGCGGGCGTCGCTCACTGCTGCCCCCTGCGGCGGTCGCCGTTGGTGAACACGACCGCGGTGGCGCCGCCGGCCAGCCGGGAGGCGACCCGCTCGCCGAGCAGGGGCCGCAGGTCGGAGCTGTTGGAGGTGATGACGGTGGCGCGGTGGTGCTGGCGGCGGGTGTCGATCAGCGCGTGCAGGGCGTCCATGTCCCAGTCGTTGATGCGCTGGGAGCCGATGTCGTCGATGCACAGCAGGTCGGCCTCGCGCCAGACGCGGACCTGGTCGTGGTCCACCGGCCGGTCGGTGGCTTCCTTGAGTTCGTAGGAGGAGGCGATTTCGCACCGGCCGCGCCACCCGCGTTCGATGAGGGTTTCCTGGATCTTCCACAGCGACCAGGTCTTCCCGGCGCCGACCGCTCCGATGATGATGAGCGCGAGGGCGCGGCCCCGGGCGAGGTAGGCCTCGATCCACGGTTCGATGTCGGGGTGCAGGTCGCCGGGTTCGGCGAACTCGATCGGCCGCTTGGTGCGGAACGCCTGCAGGCGGCGCTCGGCCTGCTCGCGGCGCCAGGACTCTTGGGCGCGGCGCCAGTTGGCCTCGTCGTCGTAGGGGTCGAAGTCGGTGGACATCAGATGTTGATTCCTCCGTTGGCGGCGATGTCGCGGGCTTGTTCGGGGGTGAGGATGTGGTGGTCGTCGTAGGCGCCGCCGCGGCGGGCCTCACCGGACAGGACCCGCAGCTGCGGGATGCCTCCGGGATCGTCGGGGGCCTTGTTGGGTAGCTGCTTCCAGCCGGGGATGAAGTACTTCGCGGAGGAGACGCCGGTGCGGGCGTTGCGGGCCGACTGGATCGCGCAGGCGGCCATGGGCTGTTCGCCTTTGGCTTTCATCAGGGCGTGGACGGTGACCCAGTCGGCGCTGTTGAGGTTCCACCGGATGGCGTCGAGGCCGTTGGCTTGCATGAGGTGCACCAGCGGCAGCGCCCAGTCGGGGATCGGATCAGGGTGGGCGTCGCCCGCGCGCGGACGTCCATCTGTAGTACTCCCGTAGGGAGTACTGGCATGGCTATCGGCATGGGGTGGTGTGACACCGTCTGTGGCGTCACGCTGTGACAACCCCTCTTGACCTGCAGCGCTTTGTGAAAACGGGGGGTCTTTTCGTCCGCGATTCGCAGACTTTTCGTCGACGAATCGATCCGTTTTCGAAGGCGAATCGGAAGCGTTTTTCTCTGTGTCCTGCTTCGCGCGGCGCCTGCGCTGCCGTTCGGCGGCGGCGTCCCGGGCGGCTTCGGCTTGGGCCTTGGTGGTGTTGCGGCCCGACTCGAAGAAGTCGTGCATGACATAGTCGCCCGCGTCCGGCTGGGGGCACCGGTCGCAGTCGTGGCCCGCCTCGTGCCACAGCCCGACCTTGACGAGCTTGCGGGCCTGAGGGGCGGTGCCGTACATCCGAGCGACATCGCCGGGGACGACACCTTCGGTGAGGTGCTGGGCGGAGTAGGAGCCGCAGCGCGCCCAGAGACCGAGGGCGGCGTTGCCCGCCTTCACCCACTTGGGGTGAGAGTGCGCTGAGTCGTCGATCTTGAACCAGGGCATCGGTCTCTCTTCCGGACGTGCGGGTGGCGAACGACAGGGGGTCAGCGGCGGTGGGGCAGGCCCCAGCCGCAGACCCAGGTGTGGCCGCAGTGGTGGCGGTAGCGGGCGACGAGGCCGGTGCGGGTTGGGCGGACCTTGTGGGGCAGGGTGGTGTAGCGGTGGTGCGCTGTTTCCACCGCGATGCAGTGGTCGCAGGTGTCGCGGTAGTCCTCGGGGTTGAGGCCCGCGAGGTCGGCGTGGGTGGGGCCGTTCTCAGTTGTGGTGGTCAACGGGCCTCCTCGGTGGGGGCGGCGCGCGGTGCGCCGCCCCGGGTGGTTAGCGGGCGCGCAGACCGATGGGCATGATCCGGCCGCGGAACCGCGCCCCGCGCAGGCCGGGGGCGTCGGCCTCGTAGTGGACGCCGTCGCAGTCGCAGCGCCCTGGGCACGGTGTGGCGACGAGGTCCTGCGGGGCGTAGTCGCCCGCCTCGACGGTGATCTCGTCGTCGCGCAGCTCGGCGACGGCGGCGTCGACGCGGTGGCGGATCTCCTCGGTGCTGGTGCCGCGGACCATGAGGGTGTCGTTGTCGAGCCAGTCGTAGTCCGGGACGCGCGGGGTGTGGTCAGTGTCCATATCGGTCTCCTCAGTGATCGGTGTCGCAGTTCGTGCAGGTGGCCTGGGGTTGCCAGGCATCGGCCTCGCGGTTGACCGCTTCCTGGACCTGTTCTGCGGTGCGGGGCAGGCCGGTGCCGGGATCGCGGTTGAAGGGGCTGATGGTCTGCATGAAGGTGCGCTGCCGCGTAAGGGTCTTGCCGCAGCCGCCGGAGCACTTCACGCGGCGCTTGGCGGTGGCGGTGCGGGACTCGAATCGGACGGTTGGCATCTTGTGTCCTCCAGGAGGTCGAGTTGCCCTTCGCCAGGGCGGGTGCCCCGGGACGGGTTGGCCTTGTGCTGGGGCTGTGGGGTGCGGCGCCTGCGGCACACGGGCCCGGTCCCGGCGGCGATGGACGCCGGGCATTTCAGGGGCCTGCGGCAGGCGCCGCACCTGGGCGTCACTGCGTATGCTCCGCAGGCTGATCGGCGGCGTGGAGCCAGAGACTGTGGATCCGGGCGGCAGTGTCGCGGTCGCCCTGGTCGAGGGCGACCCGGGCGGCCCGCTCTCGCATTTCCATGGCGCCGTGTTCGAAGCTGTTGGCCATCTCCAGCGGCAGGGAGGCGCGGATGCCGCGCAGCCGCTCCACCTCGGCTTCGGCTGCGTCGGCGCGCGCCCTGTGCTTCTCCAGCGCGTCGCACACCGCCTGGTAGGCGTGGGCAGTGGGGTAGGGCTGGCGGTCGTGGGCGATCGCGAGGTCGCGCTCGTGGGTGAGCCGCTCTACCTCGGCGAGCAGCTGTTCGGCCTTTCGGTAGTGCTCTGGTCCTGTCATCGGGTCCTCCCAATCGCGGGAGGTGTGCGTGGGGTAGTCCCTGAGCAGACCGCGGTACTTCTCGGCGGGGTAGGCCAGGTACTGAAGGGCTCCGAAGCGGACGATGTAGTCGCCGATGGGTGCGATCTGGACGCCACCGCTCACCCACGCCACGGCGGTGGTCCCGTCGTCGAGCCGCTCGACGCGGCCCTGGTGCAGCAGCTCGGCGAGCGTGTCAGCGTTGTCCTCGGTGACCTGGACGGCGTGGAGGAGCTGGGGCTTGCGGGGAGTGCAGGAGACGAACTCGGTGGTGAGAGCGTGGGCGTGACACCATTCGCGGCCCTGGGTGGTCCAGGTGCAGGTGCAGTCGCGGTTGCGTTTTTCCATGTGGGCTACTCCGCAGGAGGTAGGGGTTGTGCGTGCCCGCCCCGGCGTTGCACCGGGGCGCCGGCTGGATCCGGGCGGGCTGGGGTGGTCACGTGCGCTCGTCGGGCTGGAACCCCAAGCCGTGCAGCTGGGCGCCGGGGAGGTGCCACGTCCCGCCGGTCTCCACAGAGGTGACGTGGTAGACGTCGGCGGCGCCGGGCAGCTTGTAGTCCACCCGGACGGTCATCGGCGCCTCGGGGTGCGACCAGGTGGTCATGAGGGGGCGGTCGGTCATCGGTCCTCCTAGATCCACATGAGTTCGTGGACGGCGAGCGGGTCGGTCTGGCCCAAGATCACGAGGTCATGGGCGCTCAGGCCCTTCTTCTGTGCGCCCTCCCACACGAGCTTGGGGCTGGCGGCACCCACCATGAGCTGCATGGGGCCGTCGCAGTAGGAGGCCATGAGGGCGGCGTCGGACTGCTGTACAGCGCCGACCGTGGCGACCTCAGCGAGGGCTTCTTCGTAGGTCATCGGGGCTCCTCGTCGGTATTGCGCAGGATCTGAAGGGCGGTCCGGGCCGTGCTCCGGTCGGTGCCGGTGCGCCCGTGCAGGATCCGACGGTCGCGCTCATCGGCGGCATGGCAGGCGGGGCATGTGTCGGTGGGCGGGTGGCCGTGGGGGCAGGTCGCGTGGGCGATCAGGGAGGTCACCTCGTCGGGGGTGATGTCGAGGCGGTCGACCACCCCGACCGCACCGCACGCCCTGTCGAGGGCGGTGTAGCAGCGGGCGCGCCGCTCGCCGCCGACTTCGCGGGCCAGGTGGGTGGCGATGACGCCGAGGGTCACGTCGGGGAAGCGGGTGGTGATCCAAGTACGGCCGCTGTCGAGGCTGATCTCGGAGTGGAAGTCCTGGGTGTGGGAGAGGTCGTAGTCGCGCTGGTCGTGTGTGACGGGTGCGGGGTCGATGCCGGGGGCGTGGACTCGGTAGAGGACGGTCATCAGGACTCCTCGGGGTGGGCGGCGTGCAGGTGGGCCCGGGCTGCGTCCACGGCCGCGTCGTGGGTGGCGTAGCCGTGATCGGCGGTCTGGGGGTGGGTCGCGGTGTCGAAGCAGATCCACACGTGCCCCAGGTCGTCGTCGTGCCAGACGGTGAGGTGCTTGGGCAGGCCGTCATTGACGGCGGGGTGGCTGGGCTCGATCTCGGTGAGCGCGGCCAGCCCGCCGTCGTTGAGCCGGACCGGCTCGAAGACGGGTACGTGGTTCGCGAGCCCGAGGCGGACCAGGTCACAGGGGCAGGCGTCGGTGGCCCATTCGGCGTTGTGGGTGAGGGCGCCGTTGGCGTCGGTGCCGGTGGTGAGCAGGGTGCGGATGTCGTCGGTCAGGGTCATCTCGTCTCCCGTTCGCTTTGGTGTACGTACACCACAATAGGCGAGGTGTACGTACACCGCAAGGGGTTTGGGGTTGAGAAATGTACGTACACCGCTTACCGTGAGCACATGCCCGACGCCCCGAAAACCCAGCACCGATCCGTCCGCGTCCCCGACGACGACTGGGCCGATCTCGAGACAGCCGCCAAGAAGCAAGGCACCGACCGCGGCACCCTCATCAAGGAATTCATCGCGTGGTACCTGCGCCGCCCGAAAGCGAAGCTGCCGAAGCGGCCCGAACACTGACGCGCCCACCCGGCCCGGCGTGGGCCGGACCGTCGTGCCCGCGCTCACGCCGCCCTCCGTGTCGCCTGGTCCAACGCGGCGCGGTGGCGTGCCGCGGCGCCGGGGG